CAAATCCAATACTGTCCATTTGTACGCCGCCATAATCAACTCCGCTCATTAACTGACTTAGTTCATTACCTGGCATATTTGTAGTAGGCTTGTAGAAGAAGTTAATTCTGTCTTCTGCTGTTAGTAGGCTTGATGACTTTTTATAGTTTATAACAACTGCACTGTTGTTTACAGGTGCGTTTGTAAATGTTATTTTACCACGATATCTGTCAAAAGTTTTGGTTGTGTCAAGAACATTTGTTGCTGTAAAATCACTTATTAACTGAGGCTCACCTGCTATAGTAACTGAAATATCAGCACTGTTTGTACTCAATGGCCATTTTAGACTAAACTCAGTTAAGCCGCCATTGCCTACAAAAGTTTCAGTTTCATTTAATGTTGTAAAATAGTATGCTCCTGCCACTCTGTCAAACTTCATTAACATATGTGTTGATCTAATCACACTATTTCCTATTTGTGCATAAACTGTAGCTTCTACCCCGTCTTCTTCTAGACTTCCATTAATTGTAACTGTAGGAGTAGTATAATATTTTGCACCCGCAGTGTCAACTTCAATATACTGAATAGAGCTGCCGCCAATGTATGCCAGTCCTTCTAATGTTGGGCCGCCGCCGCCGCTAACTGTTACGTTTGCAGTTTCTGTATATCCACTGCCGCCTTTGAAAACAACAAAGTTAGTGATTTCAAATCCAACATTGTCCAACCAATGTTTTTGTGGATATGTTTGTGTAGTTTCATTTGTTCCACTAATACTGTTGTTAAGGAACTTGATAGTTTCACTAACAATCTGTCCACGTTCTGCATCATAACGAGGTGGCAAATCAAAGTCAGTTACGCTAGTTTGTGTTGGCTCAACTTTATTATACGAACTAATATATTCTCTTATCTTAGTACTATACGGTTTTACTTCTTCGATATAATCCTGATAGTTAGGAAGATTGTCATTTTGATAAGTTACTTTTTGTTTAAGTTCGCCAACATTGTGCTTGGCTACTACAAAGCTAGATTTAAATATCCAATCTAAGTCAACTTGCTCACTCATTGCATATCTAATACTTGCAAAGAATAGTTTGTTCCATTCTACTTCTAGCTGATCAACAAACAAGTTATCTCTTAGTGCATATAGTATTATTCTTATTTCTTGTGTTGGCTCGCTGTCATAAAATGATGCATCATAGATTATATTATCAAACCCAGCTGTTTCATTTTGATATAGTTGACTATTAAATTCAATTGTGCCGTTTTGTCTACCTATAACTTTATAGTTAACAGTGTAATCAACCTCTGCTTGATTGTCAACCTTTTGTAATAATAGCCAACCTCCTGAACCAATGTTTTCAATCTTAACAGTATTGCCAAGTTTGTCATTTAGTGCATCAAGTGCATAACTGCCTTGTATTAAATAATCAACTGATGTAAGGCTGTTGTAACCAGAGGCATACCAATCTTTGTATGTCCAGTATTTTGTAACATCATACTCTTGGACGTAGTTTCTAAACCATTCTTGTGTACTTGCAATCCAATTGTAAACAGCCCAAATGCCGCCCACTTCTGAATCTGTGGTTACAAGCACACTAAATGGACGTACAATAATAGTAGTATCGCTTAGATAGTTTTTGCCGCCATTGATTACTTCAACTTCTATTACATGTCCAAGATTGTCAATGTATGTTTTTATTTCGGCTCCAAATCCTTGTCCTTCTATTGTAACAGTCGGACCGTTGCGCTTTCCAGTAGTGTAGTTACTGTCAATGTATCCTCTGCCTTTATCAGTAATAGTAACACTTGTAATAGTGCCATCTACAATAACAGGAGTAAGTTTTGCTTGAGCTATTTTAGCAGTGCCAACAAATCTTAGCAAACCTTCACTTGCAACTTGTGTGTCCCACTGGTTACTAAACTTACTAGGAATAGGATCAGATGTAAGCAAAGGTGAAATATCAAAGTCATCAACAATAGTAGATTGAGACAACACACCGTTTACTCTTTCAACAATTTGTTTAAGTGCTTCTGTTCTGTTAACAAATACAGACTGTCTTGGTTCATTTAATATACCAAAGCGTTGTGCAATACTAACATTTAGATCTGGTAACACGTTATCCTGAGTATCATATCCAGCTAAACTATCAACCCATTTGTTAACAATGTCATTGTTTGGCTTACTCGATGCTAACCCCTCAACTATTAATGCATACTCACTGTGAATATTCTTGTTTTCTGCATTGTCTTGAATAAAGTAATCAACATGTAAAATAGTATCTGTATCTTTTATAAGATTTTTAACATTGTGCAATGCAAACTTTTTATTGTCAAGCAATGCAACATATCTATAACCTTGTCCTGATGGATCTGCAATCAACTGTGCAACATCAAAAGAACTAATACGTCTTCCGTATGTGTTTGGAATAGTATTCTTATTTTTAACCCAGAAGTAATATGTCGGTATAAATGTATTTGACACTGTGTCATATACTCTAGCTCTTACATACGAATCATCGCCGTACAAACTCAATCCACTTATGCCTGTTGATAAGCCTTCAGTTGAATCTGCTAGTTGGTCCCACTCACTTGGTAGTAAATCACTTTGTACCCATTCGTAAACATCAACACTAAATCCAGGAATAATTTGATTCCATGTGTTTGATTTGTATTGTATATTTCCTTGATAAGGATTGTACCATTTTACAGCATTAAGATCCCACCAAAGTTTTCCAACCTGTTGACTACCCCAAAGATCTGCTGTTCCTGTATCGGTACTGCCGATGTTGTAAACTGCTGGATCGTAATACAACTTATAAGTAAGTTCTTGATCTGCTGGGCCTGCAATACGTCCACTAATAGGATCAATATAATCAAGATATGTGATTAAATCATTTGTTGTTTTATCATATAACCAAACACCTTTAATTTTATCAACGTCCACATGCTGCTCGCCTTGGCTGTTGACTGACCATGCATTTTTGTTTAGGTCTGATCTATGATCCTGTATTAATCCAACTACATCGCCATTGGGCTGTGCAGGTGCAACTATGTACAAGTGGTTTTTATTTAAAATACCATACGGATCTTTTGCATCAGAAATATCAACTTGTGAATATAGTTTTTCAGCATACACAAGGCCGTCATTTATTGTTTCATAAATGTAAACTTGTCCATTATCTTTAACACTGTCAGTTAGTACAGTTGCATTATTATCAAGATATGTTGTATCGTTATCAAGTGTAACATATGCAAATGTGTCGCCGTTTCTACTTGTTACTGCAAGTTTATCTACATCAAAACTTACGTTACTACCAAAGCGTTCGTTTTGTTCGCCGTTTGGTGCGTAAAGTGTTTGATCTAATGCAAACTCGCCGTTGGTTGATTTATACACATATACTGCACCGTTGTATGTTCCGTTGATGCTGGATACCTGTGCGCCTATTGCTATTTTTGTGCCGGCACTGTTTAAACTTATTGATGTTCCAAAGTACTCTTGATCAGTGGGCGAATCAATATTTTGATCAAATACAAATCTTCCATTTGATTTTCTGTAGATTGCAATTCTATATTCACCGTCGTCTTGAATACCACCAAGTGCTAATACTTCAGCATTGTTGCTAATGTCATAACTAGATCCAACTTCAGCTGCATTTCCAAAAGAACTACTATCTTCGTTTAAGATATCAGTAACTTCGTTTAAGTTAGCAGGAACAAATCCTGTATAATCAATATATGTAGAAAGTACATTCCACTGACTAGCATTAAACTCGTCACCTGCAAATACAGTTGTATTTGCTTCACGTAGTTCGCCATCATAGAACACAATTTCGCCTGCAATATATTTAGAAACAGTCTGCCATTCGCCTTTGTAGTTTGTATCTTTTGAATAAGCATATGATTTTACATCAGTTATGCCTTTGTTGTTAACAAAATAAACTCTGCCGTTGTCTGCTAAACTTCTAATAACAAGATTGTGATCCCAATCTCCTGGGGATACTACTTTAATAGCAGTACCAAACTTTTCATTTCCTGCAGGAGCAGAACTTAAAATAATATCAACTAACTGATATGTGCTGTCTAATAGTTTTTCATATATATAAACAACACCTTGATTAGGCTGTCCAAAACTATCAGCCAACGCATCAGTTGTTAAAATGTCTACCAACTTCCAGTCTTGACTCAGCAAGTTAATAGTACTACTTTCTGGAGTTATATTGCGCTGTGCTTCCCAGAGTATGCCTCGTTGACTTACAATGTCGCCAGCGTTATAACTTGTAGCAGGATTTAATACACCTGTGTATCTTGTTTTGACGTTAGAAGCAGTTGGTGCACCAACATATAGATACTGGCCGCTGTTTGTTACTGCAACACTTGTACCAAAATCTCCATTGGCGTGATGTGATGCTAACGGCTCTAAAGTTTGTTTTAATGTAAAGTTAGTAGCTTCACTACTCCTAGTATAAACGTAAACTTTACCATTGTCAATGTCTGGTGTGCCTACAGCCATCACTGTGTTATTACTACTAAATGCTACATCGTAACCAAAGTAGTTGTTGCCAGCTTCTGGTGCCGGTACAGATTGTTTAAAACTACGAACAATGTTGTTATCGTATACGCCAAAGTTTCCATCAGCATCAATAGAATCAATCCAAAATCTGTCATCGGCATCTAAGTTGTAAACTTTGGTAATATCGTTGATGTCAGTAGGCTGCGAAACTCGTCTCGAAGACATTTGAGTTACTATTCCTAGTGTACTATCAGACAAGTCAATAAACTCTTCTGTGATTGGGTTATCAAGTTGTATTTCAATATCTGTATAGCCAGTGTTTTGAACAATCCAAAAGCCATTAACATCATTGTTGATATTATTAAATCCAACAATGTCGCCGTCTACAAAACTAATAGGTTTATTAAACGTTGCTTTAAATCCTAGGTCTGTTTTCTCAATAGACTGAATACGTATTGGAGCAACAACGTGCTTGTATACATTCCAAGTTTGTCCAGCTTTTGGAACCCAAATATAACTTCCAATATCAACACTGTTAACATCTAATACTAAAACATCGTTTAATGTTGTTGTTAGAAAGTTAACTTGATCTAAAGTAACATAGCCAGCAGTTTTAGAATACTCGTTGGTGCTCGATGTTAATGGTAGAGATGTATGTGTGTAATCAGAAGGTGAAAGATATACATCTTTTCTTGGATACTGATATACCAAGTCTGTACGAGTAGAATTTACTGTTTCTACAAACTCAATAAGCTGTGGTTCAATTCTAAACTGGTTTTCATCTAATGCAAACTCAACTTCGTCAAAACTTGTTGTTGCGCCATAACGGCCAACACGTACTGCCCATTCTTCATACAATTCTACACTGTCTTGATTTGCCGAACCTAGTTTGTCAAATAGTTTTGTAATAGCATTTGATGTACCTTTGTCTTGAATAAATCCTTGATAAAACTTGTACTGACTTACATCATCAGTAATAATGTTGCCAAGGTATTCACGCTTTTGATAGCCGATTAAATGCTGTGCAAGTCGTTGCTGTTCGCTGTCAAAGTTGTCAGTGTCTAGGTCATAAAAATCTGCAAACTGATTTGCTCTATAATCCCAGTTTGGCAATAACTGACTTGTTGGCTTACTGTTTAATCTATTCCAGTTTCCGTAAATAAAATCCTGTGTTCCACTGTGTGCAAATCTTGCTGAATAATAAAACTCTTTAAACTTTACAAGTTCTGCTGTTTTGTAATCTCTATAGCTTTCCCAAGTAGTAACTTTAGCATCATCGTAAATAAAACCTGGAATATTTAAACTACCATTCCAGTCATCTGTTCTATAACCTACTACATTTAGACGTTCTTGTCTGTAGCCGGTCTCTGGAACATATATTGTATCATTGAATACTGTTGTATTGTCAATGAGTACAACGTGTTCTTTTTGTATCAATGGCAACTTAATAAGGAAAATACCTTCTTCAACTGATTCAATATTAAACACATTAGAATTGTCTCTATAAATGCCCGAACGTGCTTTTGTAACTATATCTCCATTTTGATTAAGAACTGCAAGATCGTAATCGTTGTTATAAATGTCATCTACTACATAAAAATCTTTTTCAAATACAACACGATTAGCAGCAGGACTTAATGTCAGTGTACTACTATTTGCCCAGTTTTGTGTTGTCCAGAATAAAAACTCTTTTGCTGCAAGCTGCCAGTTTTCTATTGCTTCTGTCGTTTTATTAAAATATTCAAACTGAAATCCTAAAGATTTCAAGTGTGTTTGATATCCTAATAAAAAGTCAACAACTTGTTGTAAGTCTAGTAATATTGTTCCATAGTCTAGTTTTACAGTTTTTGTTTGAAACGACTTTCTAAAATGTGCGCCCTTGCCACCAGTTATTGGTAATTCAGGTAAAGGTATATACAAATCAGAATCAAAAGTGTTTCCAGTGTTGTGATTAACATTTACTCTGTAATATCTATTATTATATTCGACTATTTTTCCAGCAACAAGAAACTTGTCTTCTGACCACGAAATATAGCTTTCACTGATGCCGCCAACATTAACAAACGGATCGTTGTTATTTTCTATTGCAGGAAAATATTTAAAGTACGGCTGGTCTTTGTCGTATCCTGTAATTTTATAACCCTTGCTTGTTCTTTCAACAATAACGCCGCTGTATGTAACAATTTCTTGTGGGCTTGATGTTCTTAAAATAATATTATAGTTTTCAGCAGGTACAAAAATATTGCCTTTGTTTAAAGGAGTTTTACTGTCTAATACTAGCTTTAGTTTATTCTTTTCTGCAAATCCAGCAAGTTTAAATCCTAACTTGTTTGTTAGTCTTGTTAGGTTATCTACATATGTAGTATAAGGATACTGAGAATTTGAGTTAATATATTCACTGATATAGTTTACAAATCCGCCGCTGATGTTAGTTCCTACTTTAGGAAATACCAAGTTTGCAGTATTAATTCTTTTTCCGGTTTGACTATAAACTAAGTTGCCTGCAACATCTCGTTGCATACGACTTCTGTCAAATCCAACACCCATAGTATGTGCAGGTTTTGTTAATATGGCTGCAATTATTAAACTGAATGGATATCCGCTGCTTCTTCTCCATGCAGTTTCTGTTGGTGCTTCGTCGCCAAACTTAAACAGTTGTTGGCTTTGTACAGAAAAGCTGAAGTTTGCAACATAACCACTTTCCAAAGGAGACAATAGTTGACCATTTTCAGTTACAGGAATATGATTTAACAAGTTGTGTCTTACATATTTTTTATTTCTTAACACTGTTTTACCTGGTTGTCTAATAACGCCGTTTTGTAAATCAGTCCATAGTATTAAGTTATCGCGAGTGTATGGTGCTGGTCCGTAAACTGTTTCCCACCAAGCTGGCTTTGTACCATACCCCAGCATTTCCCAAGGATGTGTGTGAGGACGATCAGTGTCAAACGCATGTCTATAAATGCCTCTCCAAAAACCTGGTACAGCTTCATTGCGATCATTTGTACTTCCATTATAGTTGTAAGTAAACGGCGAGCCTTGTACTACAAAATCATTTTTAGTATAATCAGATACTTTTGCAATACTTGTCCAGTCAATAAAGTCTTTGATTAATATATTGTTAATATCAGCTGATGGTATTTTAGTATTTCTATCAACTCCGCCTACAATATCATTGATGTCAAAAATATCAGGATTGTATACTACTTTTATGTTGTTATAAATACGCTTTTCTAGTTCTAAGATCAAGTCATCTCTATAATCATTGTATGCTAATGTAATACTGCCGTCATGCCCTCTTATAACATATACCGGAGTTGCATACGAAGTGTCGTAAAACTTTTCAGGAGCATATGCAGGGAACATTCCTATTTTAGTAGGAGTAGGTGCTACAAAACTACCTTCAGTATTATCATATTCGTGTATAACTAAAACATCGCCATCGGTTAGAGTTGCACTTATATCAACAAAGCCTGTGCCAGTAAATGTATAATCTACATTGTGTATTAGTTGTACATCATTTAGATATACATAAAGTGCTTTATTACTAATAGTAGTTGGACTAAACATATTACTCAATGCATACACTGTTAATCTACTATCTAAGATTTCGTATTCAATCTTTTTACTTCCGCCGGTGCCTACCATATCGGTACTGTAAAAAGGCATAGTTGAAGTTTTTGCACTGTTTAGTTGATTGAAGATAAAATCTACATAATCCTTTACTGTTCCCTGAAATGCACTTTCGGTAGCAACTTGAATAAACTGTCTTTTAAACTTAGTGTATTCATTTAACGCATATCTAATAGACTTGACTACATTTGCATTTTTGTTTACCAAATGATATAATGGTAAGTTAACTGGTCCACTATGTTGTACAAACTTTCTTCCATACTGTGAAAGTTTTCCCAAATCTCTAAGATTGCCGACACCTGGTTGCGCACCTGTAAATGCTTCTACTTCTGTAACAAGTCCTTCAACATGGTCGTTTACTTCACCTAGAGTAAACTCAGTAATGTTATCGTTGGACGGATTTCTTTCAAAGTTGTGTGGAATCTCATAATAACCGTTGTTGTTTTTATCAGCTGTACTTTTAGTCTTAATAACAACAATGTCATTGAATCCTATATCTGTAGGAAGTACAACTTTACGAATATTATTTTCATCTACAAATGTATAATCAACTTTATATTCGTTGTTGACATAAACTCGCACTGTTAAATCTGTTAGGGTTGCACTGTTATTATAAACATCAATAGGAAAGTTATTTAACAGCTCTTGTCCGGTAAACCTTCTTACTACATATTGTTGGCTTTTTACATTTGCACGTTGCCATGCGTTAGAATAAGAAATAACATTTTGATTAAACGATTGCAAATAGAAAATATCACTGCTTACAGTTTTAAAGGCACCTGAAACTTTGTACTGATATGTACTTTTCAGTAGTCCAAAATCAAAAACTATATCGCCAATGTTTACAAAGTTTTTATATGTAAGAGGAAATCCTAATTCGGCATCATTTTCGCCTTCACCAATTCTATAACTAAACAGTCTATTACCTGCAAAGTTTGTTGATTCGTAAACAGTATCATCACCTAAACTATTACCACTGCTGTCAAACAAGTCAAACTTTGGTGCTTGATTTAATCCTATTTTATCCTGAGCTAGTTTCCAATCAGTACCGTTGTACCAATACATTTTACCAGCATTTTTTGTTCCGTCTTTGATTAGCACTGTTTCATTTAAAACTGGATTAGTATCTGTTGTTTCTATTAAACTTATTTGTGTAGTATTTGTGTGAGTAATAAACTTAACTTCGTATATCTTGCCATTTACAAAACTGTCTGGATCTGCTGTAAATAAAATACGCATCCCATCAACTAAATCTATTCCATCAACATTATAACCAGAAGTACCTTCAATAGTACTGAATACGTCTTTGGTAAATGTGTCAACTAGATCTACATTTAGTTTTGCTGTATTACCATGATTCCACAAACGTAAGTTTGCTTCAAACTGAATAATAGGACGTTTAGCTCTTGCATTTTGATCTAATACAACTGGTTGATTGTTGATTTCTGCACTTTTTTCAATAACTGATTTATGCGTCCAACGGTTGTATCGTGCCCATGCATTTCTACTAGAATCACGTCTGTCCATACAAATGTAATCTTTTGAACCTGCATAACTTCTTGCGTCACTCCACGGAACACGGTCAAATCCATTTGCATCAAATGGCACTTGTGTATCCTGTGTAAAAATGGCAGGAACTTCTAAGTTGCCAACTGGTACTAGGCTAATACTTTCGCCTACGCCTTCGACATAGTATAATCCTTGTTCGTAGCTTGCAGGTGTAACGTTGCCCTGAAAATAAACTTTCATTCCATTAGAAAGATCCCAACCGTCTACAGTTGTATATGTTTTCTTTCCGATGATTTCTTCACCTACATCAATAGCAGTGTTTTCTTCAATATCAAAAATGTTAAATGCGCCGCTGTTGTTAATGTCAAGCTGGCTTACATAATACAAGTTGTCAGGTGCATCACCCGGAACAGTAAATTCAAGTACGCCGTTTTCGATAAAACCTGTTTCTAAATAATCAGAACTATTAACAAGAGAATCATCTAACTGATCGTGTGTTAATGTAACACCTTCTTGATACAGTGTACTAACCAAAGAACTATCTTTTGAATATTCAACTTTTTTCTGTCTAGCAGTTGCAATACTAATAGGATGCCCAGGAACATTAACTTCAAATCTATATGTTTGCCCTCTATATAACTTGATACTTTTATTTCGTGTTATACCATCTGGTGAAATAATATATGCAGTATTGTTATCATCTACTACTGTTTCAATAGTAAATGTACTAGTTACTGCCAGCCCTTGACCTCTTACAGGAACGTCTTGCGGGCCGTTTGGTAGCCAATAGTACTCTCTAAAGTTAGTAAACTTGTCAAAACTAATATGTGGGTTCCATGCATAAAACTCTTGCTCAAAAAGTTTATTATGATTGACTGTGTTGCCGCCAAACGCTGATATTTGTCCTAATACATCTAAGTAGTCGGCATCAAACTCTACATTTTCAATATCGTCTTGTACAATAGCATATGGCTCGAGCTGATAATCTTCTCTAAGTGCGTTAATATCACTGATGTAGTTGTCATCAATGGTTACTGCTTTTGCTTCTCTGCGTCCTACAAACCCATTTATTTTTTCGACAACGCCTGGATTAGTTAACTGATCAACTGTGCTTCCAAGGAACTTTTTATTTGCATTAGTTCTAAAATATCTCGGCAGTAACGAAGCTGATGTTCTCTTTACATTAGAGTTTCCTGGAACAGGATATTCGTTTTGATCATCGTTGTATGCCATTATTAACTATTTCCTTCGGTAATGGTCGTGGTTGAAGTGCTAGAACTTTGCACTCCTGTATTTAATACTTCGTCACTGGTGATAACTTTTGCTGTTGCTTTAAGTCTCGATGCTGTAATGCCGTCTATAATTTCAATATCGCTAACAGTAGCACTGCTGATTAATATTTCATCATTTTCGCTTTTTAGTTCGTACAAACTTCCAAACGATTGTGTTTCGCTTTTTGGTACAAGAACAATGCTGCTAACATCAGGTGCAACTTGCTTCATTATATATGCTGCTAATTCACTAAAATAAAATGTTTCGCCAAAGTCCCAGTTTTCTAATGCAAAGAATTCATTAATACTGTCAACAACTCTTGATTTAATATCGTTGTCATTTACTACACGGTTTGCATTCTTTACTATTTTAAATGTTGCTTGTACATCAGTATCACTCTTTGAACCAAACAATGATTTATACTTTACTGGATGGTAAACTATTTCGTCGCTTATTGATTTAATCTTATTAATAGACGATCCAAAGTCTAAGAACAATGAATCACTACTAGGTGCCAACGGCATAACTGCATTGTCGCCTCTTAGATACTTTCTATATTCAACGTCATATGTTTTTGTTAATAGATACAAATCAATAATATTACTACTACTTGGATCAATACGACGATTTTCCGCAGCAGCATGTCTGTAATCAAATCTAATACTATCTCTACCAGTATATGCTTTATAATCAATACATAACTCTAGTCCTGTTTGTGTAGAATTAAACTTTTTAAATACATTTGTACTACTAATATAGAATATTGTTGCAACATCATAAGAACTATACGAGCCAATGGCTGCTTCAGTTGTTTTAACTTGAATCTTTTCTGTTACTGCACTAATATATTCAAATGTTTCTGTGTTGTTTTTCATAAACTTTTTAGCAAAGATATATTTTGTATCTGGAAGGTTTGTAGGTGCTACAATATTTGTAAACAAATCTGGATCATCTATTACACCATCAGCATCGCTGTCAATAAATCCTATTTCTAGTTTTTTACTGTCTACATAACCTTCAGCTGTTCTGTACTCTTTAACAACTTGCCATTTCCAGTCTTGATTAAACGGTGTTAATACATCTGGTTGATTGTTGTTACTTAAAATACTGATTGTATCTGTTACAATCTTTCCTATTTTACTATCATAGATTCTATCGTTGCCATCAAAATAGAAACGTATTTGTTTATCGCTTTCAAATACATATCTAACAGCACGACTAGTTACTGTATATGTTTCGCCATTTGTTTCAAATAGGAATACCCAACTAGCATCTTGGTTTGTACCTGTAGCATCGCCAGTTTTACCTGTGTCAAATGCACTAGTCTTATCAAGATTGCTGTTTGTAATAACTTTCCAATTGGTTGTTTCTACATCATATCGTAAACCAAATGTTTTAAATGCAAATACCTGATCTACCATTTGAGACAATGTATCATTAACAATATTATTGTTTAATACTGGAATAATTTCAACAAGTTTGCTGTTGGCAGGAACTTCTTCATTTAACACAACAGGGCCTAATGTACTATTAATTTCTGGTATTGTTCCATTTTCAAATACACTTATAACCTTTGTCCAGATATATTCTTTGTCGCCAAGTTTGGAAACTGCACCAAGTACAAGTTGATTGTCTTTGTCATAGTGATATCCAGAAGGTGGTATAAACTTAATCAAACTGCCTGGGCTTACATTTCGCATAGTTGTTGCTGTAAAGCTAGACACTGCTTCTGGAATATTAAACTGATCTTTAAAAAGCCCAGTACTTTGATTGGTGTCATTTGTTGTTGCAGACCAAGTATAGTTTAGTTCTGCAATACTTGTATTCCTGTTAAAGTTTTTATAATAAAAGTTTTTTGTTTGCGTATCTTTGATTATAGCCAAAACTTGATTATTTATAGTTGCTTCGATATCTGTTTTTGAAGTAAAATCAAAACTAAACTTATTTGTTAAATTTTCTGTAAAAATACTTCCGTCATCGCCGAACATTAAAGTATTACTATACTTTCCTGTTGCATCTCTTAGATCATAATAACGACTTATACCACTACTGGTTCTGTTTATACTTTTAGTTTTAATGATTTGCTGACTCACACCCAGTGGTCCGATGTTATAATCTTCGCCTGTGATCAAACGATTCTGAGTATAATATGTACTCGGTGCATTTGTTTTAATACTTTCATTAGATTCTGCACTATCTGCATTTGAAACAACTGTTTGTAGTTCTAAAACAATATTAAGTGTTTCTGCAGAGTTGTTTTTACTAAGATATGGTACTTGTATTTGTATGCCTGTTAAATCAGCAGGATTAATATTAAACTGTGAATTAGCACTTGTTCTGTAATATACTTTAAAGTTGCCTTTTGGTAGAGTACCAAATGTACCATCACTAAAGATAAGACTTATTCTATCATTAACACGACTTAATACACTGTATAAATCACGAATGCCTTTGGTAACACTATTATAAACAATATTGTTGCCTTCAACATTTTCTACTTTTTCCCATAGTGTATCTTCATTGCCGTTGCTGTCTAACTTATAAAGCCAAACATCACTGTTGTTGATATTATCACTATCAATATTTACTGTTGTGTTAGGAACAGGATTAGTTACTGCAAAAGTATTACTTTGTAATGTTCCTTGTCTAAAGTGCATAAAGAATCCACTGTTTGAACTGCCTGCGCCCTGTCCATTGTCTCTATAAAGAAACGCTAGTTTATTTCCAGGAAATGGCTCTTCTTCGTAAATGCTGTTAGTGTCAGTGTTAACACCTGTACTAACTATTTCAAACTTACGAGAACTATTGTCAATATTTTTTGTAAAACTATACAAAGGCAGGTCTGTATTTCTTGCACTAAATCTGTATTGCTCAGTTGTTACACCATCGATAGTAGATTTTTTAACAGGACGACCAAATGTTGCATTTGCAGGCAATGATGCATTTAAGATCTTAATAAACTGTTCGTACCAATCCGAGTTAGTAGGATCATTCCATATGATAGACTGATTAGACAAGTTGTTGTTGTTTGCATCTATTACATCTTCTGTTGTGCTAACACTTTCAATCTTTAACAATCCGTTTGCTGGAATGTTTCTGTTTGGATTATAACTAATAAGTCTTGCTAGACGGAGAATACTTTCTCTACGTTCTGCTGTCTCGATATAGTTTTCTCTTGCATTTAAATCTGTGCGGAAAGCGAGGTTTTGACCTAAAAATGCAATCATATCAATGAGCGCAAGATATTCACTTGACTCAATGTAATCATTGAAGTCTTCTGGATAGTTTTCTCTAATGTAACTGATCATAGTTCTACGTAAATTGTCAAAGTCGTAACTTTGGAAATCTGCATATCTAAAACTTTGATATATTGTCTTCCAGTCTTCTGCTAGTAGCAGTCTGTTTTGCCTGTCTGTCGTTGACATTCGCCGTTCCTCACTTCTATACTATATTTACCTGATGTAAAAAACTGCGTACTTTAAATTAGACCATTGGTCTGATCAAACTTGATGCGCATACTTTCGCTGATACTGTAAGGAAGATAAGTCAAGGAACAGTCTATTTGTATGCCGCTTTCGTAAGAATCGACAATAATACTATTGACTGATACTCGTGGATCGTAATTTATAATTTCAGTTATGTCTTCTATGATAAGTTGTCTTAGATCATCTGTAAATGGTTCAAATAAAATATCCCAGATAATAGTACCAAACTTAGGATCACTTAGTTTTTCGCCTTGGCGGATATGAAAATGATTTATAATATCCTGTTTGATTAGTTGAATATCATACAAGTTAAACCCGTTGGGATTAGCTACTGTGCTTATGCCGCGATATTGTTTAGATACAACCGGTGATTGATCTTTTCCTAATCCGGATACTGTAATATTCTTGTAAAGTGATTTTTCATTTGCGGCCATACTGTATTTATCCTGCTCTTAATGCAGCAAATGCCGACTGGCTCTCTGCTGGCAATTTTGATAATTCAACTGATTGAGTTTCAGGTGTTAATGCTGTTAGCCTATCAAATTCTGTTGAACGCATTGTAAATACTTGCCCATTTACTACAACGCCTAGTACTGTTTCTTCTTCTACTTGTTGCTGGATGCTTATACCGTATAAGTTGTTCTTTTTAACCAATCTAGTACCAAACTGTTTTGCACATTTTTTACAGGCTGATGCCATATCAGCAAAGGCAGTATCGTTTGTGGTTTTAAAAGTTTTTCTATCTATTTGTTTTGCTAAGTTAGCCATGTTGTTTAGTTGTGCTTGCGGATTGTCATTGAATGATATGTTATTTGCAATATTTTTTCCAACTGACGAAGATATTCTGGATTTATTTGTTAACTTGCCGACTAAGTTTGCGCCAACGTTGAATGCAGCATTAGATAATGCTCCTTTAAGATTAGGAGGCAATCCATTTAATGCACCTGTTAGGTTGTTAGTAAACTCACCTATGCCTTTTGTAAACTGACTAAACACTGGGCCTACGCCTGGTATGCTTGATATTGCTGTGCCTAATCCATTTGCAAGTTTTCCTGCCATATCACCTAATGCGCCAGACACTGCTCCTAATGCATTACCTAACGCACCGTCTATTGCTCCTAATGCACTACCTAATGCACCCGATAATCCTGTACTTGATAACAAGTTTCCCATTACACCCGGAAGGTTTCCTAATATGCCAGCAAGTCCGCCGCCGATTAAACTACTTAATCCACCTTGCAATCCTTGCAAAAAGCTATCTTTCATTAGTTCAACTGTATTAGTAGTTGCATCAACTATCTCTGTACGTAATGTTGATGGGTTTTCTGCGTTTGTTGTTCCTGAATATGTATCTGTGCCCGGGGCACCTGTTTGGATGGTAACTCTGTCTGAAGCAACACCTGCTACGTTTCCGGCTGCAAGTGTACTAGGTGAAACAAATCCTAAATTTTCAACAAATGCAGCAGGATTAGTAATACCCTGCAATGCACCGGCTGCACTTGCAAGAGGTCCTGCTAGTGCATTTCCAATCAACGCTCCTGCTGCGCCTTCGACCACGCCTCTTAGATTACCTGAATTTAAGCCGCCGACAATACCGCCTACTAATGCAACCGTTGGCAATGGTGCTCCTGCTGCAATCTGATTTATCCCAGCAGCACCTTGTGATATTGATTCTCTTATAATAGGTGGCAAGAGTTGTGAATTATCTATTCTAAATGCTGTCATGGTGTGCTCCTATTAGTATTTATTATAGATCGTTTATAGGAGTTCTGTCAGTGTGTACTGGACGTTCTTCCATGTGTATATCTTGGCTTTCTGTATCAACTGCTTCTGTTTTATCAGGAGCTGTTTCAAGTGGGTTCCAGTTTTCGTGCCCTTGCCACGGTTCGTGCTGCGGAACTCGTTGCGGAAACTTTGCTTTAACTGCATCTGCTGCTGCTTCTGCTGCTGGGCCGTTGAGATTGATATCACCACCGGAGATTGTTGTGTTTGCTGCACCGATCGAAAAGTCTCCTCCGGCAGTATTTTTAAAGG